GGTGTAGAGCCAGGGGCATCAACAGGAGAAACAAATCCTGGATCAGGTGCACCCGAGACATATTCCCAGATGATGGCAAGACTGGGATAACAATAAAAAAAATTAAAGGAGGAATAATTTATGCCAGCAGCAATTTTTGATTCAAAACAGTTTAATCCTGAATTATTCGGGAAGTATTATGAAACAATTCCAAAACTTAAAAGGAATGAACTACTGAAATCGGGAGCTATTAATAACGCCCCTCAGTATAAAGCAATGATGGAAGAACAGACAGGGGGGAACTACATAACAGTACCTCTGTTTGGAAGAATAGGCGGAACTGCCGTAAACTATGACGGAAAGACAGATATAAATGCTACAGCAATGGATACATTCTCGCATTCAAGAGTAGTGATAGGAAGAGCTAACGGATGGATTGAGAGGGATTTCTCACATGACATTACAGGCGGAGTAAATTTTATGGATCAGGTAGGTAAACAGGTATCGGACTACTGGGATGACCTGAACCAGGGGATATTATTATCTATACTTAAAGGGGTATTCTCGATGACAGGTACAGATAATGAAAAATTTGTAAATGAACATACTTATGATGTATCAAAGGAAACAGATGCGGCTAAGCAGGTATTCAGTCCTACAACTCTGAACAATGCACTGCAGAAAGCTGTCGGTCAGAATAAGGCAAAATTTTCAATTGCAATAATGCATTCTCAGGTTGCAACAAATCTTGAAAACCTTCAGTTGCTTGAATATCTGAAATATACCGATGCAAATGGAATACAGAGAGACCTGACACTTGCAACACTGAACGGAAGAACTGTATTGATTGATGACTCAATGCCGACTGAAGAAGTTGCTAAATCAGGAACCAATCCAGCGTACACTAAATACACTACTTATGTTTTAGGGGCAGGAGCGTTTGAATTTACTGATGCAGGAGCAAAAGTACCTCATGAAATGCACAGAGACCCAAAAGTTAATGGTGGACAGGACACATTGTATTCAAGAGAAAGAGTGTGTTATGCACCTTACGGAATCTCATTCACTAAATCAAGTATGGCAACATTATCACCAACGGACGCCGAACTTGAGATGGGGGCAAACTGGGAGCTGGTAAACGATAATGCTACAGGAACGAAAAAATACATTGACCATAAAGCAATCCCTATCGCAAGAATAATTTCAAGAGGATAGTTTCAGGAGGAAAAATCTTATGGAGTATGTGGAAAATATTAAAGAAGACGTGATAAAAACATTAAAGTCGGTAGGCTATGAAGTCGTAGATACCGACTTATTTTTATTGGAACAGAGTATCGAAAAGGTTAAGTCTTATATTAAAAATAAGACTAATCAGAATAAAGTTCCAGAAGGGCTTAAGTATATTTGGGTTGACAGAAGTACAGGTGAGTTTTTATATTTTAAGAAATCACTTAACCAGCTTGAGCTGAAAGGCTTAGATTTTGACCGTGTAGCGAAAGAAATAAGCGAAGGTGATACTAAGGTAGTCTTTGAAGATACGAAGAGCGTGGGAGACAAATTTGAGGTTTTTACGACATATCTGATGACAAGAGGGGAAGACGAACTCTTGAGATACAGGAGGATAGTATGGTAAAGGAACTAGAAAAGGCAAAAAAAGCTATACAGTCACTATGGACTGGAGTTTGTAATATATTTGGTTTTAAAGATACTGAAGACAAATATGGAGCGACAATTCACACAGAAGTGATGTTATTTGAAAATCTGCCTTGCCGGTTAAGTTTTAAGAATATCAGTCAGACTAATCAGACGGAATCTTTTGCTGTGAGTTCTCAGGTCGTGAAACTGTTCATTGCTCCTGATGTTTATGTTCCTCCGGGTAGCGTAATTGAAGTTACTCAGAACGGAATAACAAGGAAATATAAGCACTCGGGAATATCGGCGGTTTATACGAACCACCAGGAAATAGTGCTTGAAGCATACAAAGGAAGTGCTTAAATGGGAACAAGTAAAGTTAAAGTGGATTTTTCGGAAATAAGAAAAGCTGCTGAAACATTAAGTCAGGCAAATACAGCACTACTACTTGAGAACATAACCAACGAACTGGGTGCAAGGTTACTTGCCAAAGCAATTAAGAGAACGCCTGTCTATAAGCCTGTTTTTGGGGAAGAAGTGAAATATAAAACTGGAAAAAGGAAAGGACAGGTTAAACTGAATAAGGACGGAACTCCTGTGAAAGACGGGATTAAGAAAGTATCATATAAGAAAAACGGTGAAACTGTAACCAAAGAATACTCGCACACAGGAGGAACATTGAGACGTGGCTGGGACGCAAGTATAGGAGCAAAAGCGGTTAATACAGGCGGAGGATACACGGTAACAATAACAAATAGTGTTGAGTATGCGTCTTATGTAGAGTTTGGACACAGGCAGACTCCGGGAAGGTATGTCCCAGCAATAGGAAAATCATTGAAAAAATCATGGGTTACAGGACAGTTTTTTCTCACAAAGGCAGAACTGGAACTGGAAAAGGAATTACCGAAAATAATTGAAAAGAAACTTGAAGTGTGGATAAAGGAGGTGCTTGGAGGATGATAAACGACATAATGAATGCACTGACTGTAAAACTGAAGGAAACATTCGGGATAAAGGTTTACATCAACCAGGTTCCTCAGAATTTCGAAGAACCCTGTTTTTTTGTGCATGTCATAAGTACTGATAAAACTCAGATTGTTGATTCAAGGTATAAAGCAGTGACAGTGTTCGGGATTGATTATATAGCTGATGAAAATAAAAAGAATTCAAGGGAAATATATGATGTGATTGAAAAACTTAACAGTATTACTAATCTTATAACGCTGGAAAATGGAGATATCTTGAGAGGCACTGAGAGAAAAACTGAGATACAGGATGGGAATATGCACAGCTTTATTCAGTTCAGTTATTTTATTCGTGAGAAAAAGGAAAATGATAAGATGGAAAGTCTTTCGATAGAAGGAGGCATAAAGAATGGCTAAGAAAAACGAAACAAATTCAAGCTTTACAAAAGAACAACTTTACAATTCTAAAAAATATGAAATGCAGAAGGATATTCTCGGAGTAATGCTTGAAGAAGACAAGGAATACACTTTTGACGAAGTGGATAACTTAATAAAAGAATTTTTAAAGAGAGAGGTGGAATAGATGGCATACGGAGGAGGTACATGGTTATTTCAGAATAAAGTTTTGCCGGGTACTTATATAAACTTTGTCAGCCTAGCAAGAGCTATCGTATCACTTGCTGATAGAGGTTATGCAGCAATGGCAATGGAACTTGACTGGGGAGTTGACGGGGAAGTGTTTACCGTTGAAAACTCAGATTTTCAGAAAAACAGCCTGAAAATATTCGGATATAGCTATGATCATGAAAAAATGAAAGGACTTAGGGATTTATTTTCTAATGCGAAGACAGTCTACTGTTATAAGCTGAATGAAGGGGCAAAGGCAAGTAATGACCTAGCTACTGCAAAATATGCAGGTGAAAGAGGGAACAGCATTAAAATAACAGTGGCGGCTAACGTTGACGCTCCTACGATGTTTGACGTGACTACTTTGCTTGACAATAAAAAAGTGGATGTTCAGACAGTAAAAACAGCAAAGGATTTAGTAAATAATGATTTTGTAGACTTTAAAACAGGTGCAACATTAACGCCGACAGTTGCAAAACCGCTTGAAAACGGAACAAATGGAAGTGCAGTGACAGGAACGGAATATCAGAAGTTCTTAGATAAAATTGAAACTTATTATTTTAACACACTGGGATGTCTTGCAACTGACGAAACTATTAAAAAACTTTACATACAGTTCACAAAAAGAATGCGTGATGAAGTTGGAGCTAAGTTTCAGACTGTAGTCTACAGAGGGGCGTATGCAGACCATGAAGGTGTTATTTCTGTTGAAAATAAGACTATTTCCAAAGACGACAAGGAATCGTCTGCGGTGTACTGGGTTACAGGGGCCGAAGCGGGATGCCCTGTCAACAAATCTGTTTCCAATAAAGTTTACGACGGAGATTTTATTTTTGAATTTAAGGAAAATCAGACAGCACTGGAAAACGGGATAAAAGCAGGAAAATTCTTATTCCATAAGGCTGATAACAAGCCAGTTGTTCTTACGGACATAAATACTTTTACATCAATCACAGTAGATAAGAATGTCGACTTTACATCTAATCAGGTAATAAGGGTACTTGATCAGATAGCCGTGGATATTGCAAAACTGTTCAATAAGTCGTTCGTCGGAAAAGTAGATAACGACGAAGATGGAAGGGTATCACTTAAAGATAATATTGTTGACCACCACAAGGAACTGCAGAGAGTCAGGGCAATTGAAAACTTTGTTGCTGAGGATGTAACAGTTGAAAAAGGGAAAGACAAGAAATCGGTGCTAGTAACAGATAAGGTCACTCCTGTTGCAGCGATGGAAAAACTATATATGAGTGTCATAGTGGCCTAGCTAAAATGACTTAAGGAGGTAAGAAATGAGCACAACAATGAACGGTAGGGATGCCGTATCAGGAAGCATGGGAAGATGTTTTGTCACGATAGAAGGTAACAGATATCTTTTAATGCAGGTTATTTCCGTGAAAGCGGAAATGGAGAAGACAAAAACCAAAGTTCCTATCATGGGGCGTTCAGGAAAAGGGAACAAGGCTACAGGCTGGGAAGGTTCAGGAAGTGCAAAACTGCACTACAACTCTTCACTGTTCAGGGAACTTTTACTGAAATACCAGAACACAGGAGAAGATATATATTTTGACATGCAGCTTGTGAACGAAGACCCTACTTCAACAGTAGGAAGACAGACAGTCATACTGAAAGGATGTAACATAGACGGGGGAACTCTTGCAAGTATAGATGCGGATGCAGAATATTTGGAAGATGAATTTGACTTTACATTTGAATCTTTCGAAATTCCTGAAAAATTTAAGAATTTACCAGGAATGCAGTAATGCTGGGAAAATTTTTCAGCTGGCTGTCAAATCCTGAGAAAGTGGCAAAATTTTTAGCAGATACAACAGTGTGTCTGCTTATTTTTATATTGATAACGTTAATTAGAAAGGTGTTGAATTTAATAATGGATAGTTTAAAAGGATTTTTTAAAGGAAATGCAAAACAGGTAGAAAATGAAAAAGTGGTAATTTCTGACAGATTTGTCGGAGAGGATGGAAAGCCATTAGAATGGGAAATCAGGGCTATAGGAAATGAAACGGATGACGAACTAAGAAATCAATGTACCTCGCAGGTTAAGATTAAGAAAAACGTATATATGCCTAAACTTGATTATACAGAATACCTTAAAAAACTGCTTGTTGCATGTGTAGTGTACCCCAACTTAAACAACAAAGAGTTACAGGACAGTTACGCAGTAATGACTGCAGAGGAACTCCTATCTGCTATGCTTTTACCAGGTGAGTATAACGCTTTGGCAGAAAAAGTACAGGAAATATGCGGATTCGATAAAGATATCATGGAAGAAAAAATCGAAGAAGCAAAAAACTAATAGAGGAGGATGCGATGGCAGGGTATGCACATTACGCCCTCCACAAGCTTAAGATAATGCCGGGCGATTTTGCAGAGCTCGGACTAGAAGAAAAAGCATTTATCATAGCAAGCATAAGATTAAAAGTTGAAAATGAGAAGAAGGAAATGCAGAAAATGAAGTCCAAAGCAAGGAGGTGATTCTAATGGGAACAATAAGCTCTTCGATTCAGATGATGGACAGGCTGACTGCTCCCGTGCTTAAGATGGCAAGTGCCATGAGCAGTCTTGTAACCACTATGGAAGCGGCGGACAATAAAAAGATAGACCCCAAAGGCCTTGGAACAATGAAGGATAACATAGCTAAAGCTAACGCAGAGCTTCAGAATCTGCAGACAGAACTTGCAGGAGCAGGGGCACAGACACAGCAGAATACGGCAAAACAGCAACAATGGAACAGTTCGATACATGGCGGAGGTAAAGCCATGAATGGACTGATGAATAAACTGAAAGCCGCAGTCGGAATGTATGCTTTGATTAACGGTGCGAAGAAACTGGCGGGGATATCTGACGAGGTTATGACAATAGATGCAAGGCTTAATCTGATAACGGATACATCTGCCCAGAAAAGTAACTTAAAAAATGCGGCATATCAAATGGCACAGGAGGCGAGAGTTCCACTGAACAGTTTTACAAATGATGTGGCCAAGCTCGGAATCCTTGCCGGGAAGAGATTTTCAAATA